GGAGCTCAAAAGGGAGATAATCTCTACCTGTCAGGAGACTATAAAGCAGCAACTGATAATATCAAGAGTTGGGCCTCTGAAGCAGCATGCGAAAGTATCGCAGTGCTTCTAAGGCTTGATCCGATAGAAAAAAGGCTATTTAAAGAGTCACTTACAGGATACACTTTACAATTTAGGAAAGACCAAGATATCACTTTATCCGGTGAACAGAAGATAGGTCAATTGATGGGAAGCATTGTATCTTTCCCAATATTATGTATAATCAACGCATCGATCACAAGATTCGTCTATGAAAAGTCAATCGGAGAAAATAAATTCCTCCGAGACTGTCCAATAGCGATTAATGGAGATGATATTGCAATGAAATGCAATAAAAGAACACATGAATATTGGAGAAAAATCCTACCATTAGTTGGTCTTAATGAATCAATAGGGAAATCTTATATTTCTCCGAGATTTATACAGATCAACTCGACAAATTTTGTCGTGGAAGGAAATTGTCTACATCAAATACAGTATATAAATATGGGACTATACTACGGGATTAAAAAATCTGAAAGTAGTGTAGATCTCAGCGATCTAAATAGCTCCAAAACACTGGGTGCCCGATATAGAGAATTAATAAAATGCTCACCAATCAAAATGAGAGAATCAGTCCACAAAGGATTCATTAAACATCATAGGAGGGTGTTAAATAAAACAACACTACCTTGGTACATTCCAGAATGGTTAGGAGGTATCGGATTAACCGGCTATATAGAACCATCGGTGAAAGACTTACGTCTAGCTCACCTAATTCTAATAAACTGGAAAAAGATACGACCTTTCCAACTTGGAAGTGAAGAATCGATGTGGAAAACCTGGAAACTTGCCCAGGAACGTTTACCCGAACCTTTTACAGTTGATGAATATAACGAGGGGATTTTACAATATACTGAAGCAATTATGCTAAAGTGTATTGACCTTATGCTCGATCAAAACATTCAACTCAAAGAGTTTTACGATAAGAAGCCTTTTAATAACACATTACTCAAAATACGACATAATGAAAGACTTTGGAGACCGACAAAACGGCTTCCAAGTCCATTAAGCATAAATGAGATAACGTATAGAAAAAGGTTCTCTTCGTATATAAAAGGTAAAGAACCGCAAGAGAAACTCAGATTTAATTTCACTGAGTAAAGTTAGTACGACACAGCAAACAATGAGGGACAACACAATTAAGACCCTAGCCTAAAGATAGCGCTAGTCAAAGTCC